TTGTGGCGAGTAGGTGCGAGCCTCTGACTTCACGACTGTTCCGCCGACAGCAACATCAAACTTCTTTTCTTTGCGAAGTTCTGCTGCTTCTGCTGAACGCTTTTCAAGTTCAGTGTGCTTTTCGATCTGCTCATCAAGTGAACGAACAGTGTCAAGTGCTGAGTTAATTTCCATATCTTCTTCTGGTGAAAGTTCACGCACAAGTTCTTGTGCATTCTTTACGATTGACTCAGCCTTTTCAAGTGCTGCGTTTCGCTTTTCAATAAGTGTTGCGCTAAATGACATAATGACCTCCAATGGTCAATCGGTTTTATTTTTTGCTGAGTGATAAAACCAGTGACCAAATTGGTCGGCTGTTTAACGGCTTCGCAACTTCTCAACTGCGATCTGTGATTTACGCAAACGCAACATTGAAGTCGGTGTGATGGTAGCAGGTGTTCGTGCGTTGCGCAACTCGGCAACAGTTTGCTCGTAAGCAGGGAAAGTAACAACGCTGACATCGAACAACTGAACCTCTTTTAGTTCTCGAACCTGACGATCATCTGACCAAGAATCTTTAATTGTGCGGAAAGCAAAACTCATCTGTGATAGATCGCCTCGCTTCATCGCTGAGATAATTCTGGCAGCGTCAGGGTTACTTGGATCAAGGTCTGCTTCTACACGCAAGCCACGCTCATCTTCTTCCAATACAAGTGTGCCGGATTTCGAGCGAGCCAATGGAACTCCCTCGTGGTCAATAAGTAAGCGAACATCTGCACCATCGTTAATTGTTTTTGAAAATGCACCACGCTTTACATATTCAATAAATGGCATTGGTTCAGATGGTGAATCGAAAACTGCTGCATATCCGATAAGTGTGTTGCCATCTCCTTCGGCACGAACTTCAAGATTGCTATATGCAATAGTTCTTTTTTCGTCAATCGGTTTTGCTACCCAGTTAAATGTTTCGCTGGTTAATGTTTCGCTCATAGTCACCTCACATTAGTTTATGTTACTTGTCTTTGCCACTTTTGGAATATCTTGGGTGTTCAGGGTGGAGAAGATCGTTGTCAGTTATGTAACCTTTGTTCTGCGGCGCACCTGTTCGACAAAGAAAAAGAAACGCATTAACCCTTCCCATTGCCCACTGCGCTCGGCCCATTCCAGGTCTGTGTGAAACAGAAAACGCACCAGCACCACGCCTATAAACAGATTTAAGCGCACCCATTGTTGTGCGAGTCCATACAGGGCGGTTGCGTTCTTTCATCTTTTCGTTGTGATCTTTAAGTTTGTTTTGCAAGGCAGTTTCGGTTTGTTCACTTATTTGAATGCCACCGGTTTTATCTTTTGCTGACCCTTCCGGATTTTTTTTGCTTCCTTGTATCTGATCTTTTTTCGGTGCCGGCGCACGGTTTTCGGGGTCGTCAAGTTGTGCAACGATGCGATCAGCAAATGCTTGCGCTCGTCTTGCGCTCGCTTTGCTTGCACCGCCACCCCACAACAACATAGCCACAAGGCCAGCAGTTATTTCATCGCCTTGAACTGCGTCAAGATCAACAATGTGTCTTGCTATCCAAGGAGATATCTTGCGCCATTTTGCTTCCGTAACTGTTCCTGATGCCATATTTCGAGCATCTTCAACAGTTTGTGAAACAAGCCCATCACCTGATAGTCCTTGTTCGTGTAAAGCCAAACCACGCTTTGCTGAGGCTCGCATAAACGCAGGCGCAGATAAATCAACTGCCCTGTATTCGTCATCTTCTTCCATCTCACTTGAATCCATCGGCTCATCTTCTTCTTCATTTTCTGCTTCTTTTTGCCCTTCCATATGAGCAGCCTTAGCAGCCATTAACAAACTAATCGCTTCATCTATCGCTGCGTTCATCTGCTCGTTTCTTTGCGAGCGTTCATCTGCTGTAGCAATATTTAGTGCGGTCATCTGATCTAACGCTTCTTGATGTGTTGCGTGGCAACCACCATCAACAGGAATCATTGAACCAACTTTTACAACGGCGTGTCCATCACAATTCTCTGCGTTCATAATTACTTCGTAGGGCATAACTATTTCTCTGGCGGTATAGCGTCTGTGCCGATAACGGGTGTCAAAGATGGGGCTACAAATTCATCGCCACCTTCATACGGTTCACGATTCTCGATTTCTCGTGCTTCGTTCGGAGTTAATGTTGCTGACAAAATCTGTATCTGTTGTGCTTTAACACGGGTCATAAGATCGGCTCGCAAGAACTCGGAAGCATTAAAACGAACCTGTTGTGTTAATGGCAGCATTTCGCTGAACGCTGTTTCTAATCTACGAACCCAACCTAAAAGTGTGTATTGGTAAAACGCCGAGCCGACTGCTTCAAGGTTTTGATATGTCTGGCTATCTCCGCCTGTGCCGATAATTAAGTGGAGCGGTATGCGATAGACACGGGCGATATCACGCACAATAGATTCTTTATGTTCCAGCATCTGCATATCTGCTGCGCTAGTTGTAATCGAACGCCACTTTAAACCGCCTTGCAGCACCGCCGGCTTGCGATGTTTGTAGTGTGATTCCTCCCACGAATCACGAATTTGTCGTGCCTGATCTGGTGTAAGCGCACCATCTGTTTCAAGAACCGATGACGGTGTTGCGCCTTCGCCATAGAACTGTGCTAAAAACCTATCCATCGCCAAACCCATTCCGATAGTGTTTCGCATCGTTTCAATCGGTGAGACTCCTCGCACTTGGTTCGGCAGAATCATCCAGTGAATAGCACGAACATCTTTGCTTGTATATTCAACTTTGCCAAGATTGTAAATCGTGTCAGTGTCGGCATAAGTAATTTTTTTTATAGCATTCGGGTGGATGTTTCGCATCTCTACAGGCAAACCGTTTGCACCTTTTGGCGCATAAATGTAGGCGTTACCGTGCAAAGCAAGTGTTGCCATTGTTTGATGAACAAACTCAAACATATTTTGTCTATCGTTCGGGCGTTGCAAAACCGATGGTGTCGGCAGTTTTTCTATTCGACCATTTTTTGTTTGTGTTAGTTCTAATGGCATCGCAGCGATTGAGTCAGCAAGAATAGTTACAGCAGACACAACAGCACTATGAGCAAACGCTGTTAGTTCAGTAACGATCTCGCCTGTGTAGTTTGGATAATAAGGTCGTGCGGTAATCTGATATGGGTCAATATCAGTCGGCAACGCTCGTTGCTCAGACCTGCGAAACAAACTCATACTGCTAGACCTCCAGCAACAATCAAAAGAACTCCAGCAACAATAACACTAATCGGCACACTAAAAGCCGAAACACCTAACACAACTAAAACGCCACCAACAATTTCCATCGCTGTAGTAATTTTTTGTTTGTTAATCATTTCCAAATGTCCAATACTGCTGGCTGAATTACTGCTGTTGCTCTAGTTGTCGCACGATCTAATGCCATAACCATAGCAATACAAGCGTCAATTTTTCTCTTGCTCTTGCCTTTACTAAGTCGCCAACCGGTGTCGGTCATTCGCTGTGCAGCCGAAAGCACTTGATCGGTAAAAGTTGGCGAGCCATCGTGCGCTATCTTCCGATTCACAATCATCTCGTAGGCATTACCACAAGCAGGAATCATTCGTGCTGCCGACTGTCCGAACTCAACCATTGGAAGTCCGTCATCGCTTAACACTTCCGCACTTCGCATAAAATAGGCAGGGTCAAAAGCGAACTCTTGCACCTGATATGTCTGATGAAGTTCTCGCAAGTGTGCTTCAACATCAGCAACATCTACACCTTCGAGAGATGGTTGCCAAATCTTTGAACGCACAACTGTTCTGTCGCCTTGAGGCTGGGCTACAACAACACCAATGCTGTCGTGCTTTAAGGCCATATCTATTCCAACCCATACCGGCAGATCAGGCAAAAGTTGTAGATCAGACACGCATTGTTCCCACGAACCAACAGGCAACCAAGATTCCTGCGAGCGCACCCACTGGTTTAATCGCCATCTGCGCATACCCATTTCGCTTGTTTGTTTTACGGCCACTGCAAGGTCATCGGGGTCAAGTAATCCTTCAGCAAGATTTGGATTTGCTACTCGCCACGCTTTTCGATCATCTATGTTGCAATTTTCGGGTGCTTCCCACCACCAGAAACCAAATGAATCATCATCTACTTCACCGGAGGCAACCTGTTTACCATACTGATATAGCCTGCCTGCTAAAGAGTCTAAATCATATCCAGCCGTTGTAATGCTAATTGCCAATGGTTCTATTCTTGCACCTGAACCAAGCGTCATCTGATCGTAAAGGTCGTGATTGCTTTGACCCCAAAGTTCATCAAATAAAACCAGTGAAGGATTTAAACCAGCCTGCCCTTTAAAGTCTGAGGAAAGCACACGAAATACTGAACCGAAGCGCACCATCTCGATTGCGTCACGATAAATCTTTGCTTCAGCATTTAACATTGGATTGTTCACAATCTGTTGTTTTGCTTCATTGAAAATAATTCGTGCCTGCTGTCTGTCGTTCGCTACCGCATAAACTTCTGAACCTGCTTCGCCTGCGATCATCCCATAAACACCAACAGCACTCATCATTAAACTCTTGCCCTGCTTTCGAGGCAAACCAATTAACGCACGGCGATAACGCAACCGACCAGTAATGTCGTCACGCTCATAAAGCGCACGCAGTAACCATTTTTGCCAGTTAGTAAAACGCAACGATTCACCTGAACGAAACCCTTTCAGAACATTGAAATAGGTTTCGGCAAACTCGATTATCTCGTTTCCATCACTAGATCGGTTTTTGCGCTGCGTATAAAAAGCAGGCTTCCACTTATCGGCTGGCTGAACGCTTCTCGGCAATACGCTTTGCAAGATCGCTGAACTCGTGTCTTGTTGTTTCACCTGCACCCAATAGTCCTCGCTCTGATGGTGTAAATCCTACCTGACCAAGAAGTGTAATGATCTGGCGATCAACCTCACGCAATGCTCGGCGTTCACGCCAAAGGTCAGAGTTTTGTAACAGTTTAAGTCTCAAAAATTGACGCTCATCTACCGCTTCACATAGAACCATTACAACTTCTGTGTCCATATTTTGTTTTAACCAACTTGCGCCGGAGGCCCAAATCTGATTCCATAAACGCAAGCCGAACTCTGGCGATAGATGTCTATGCGGTGTTGGAATATGTGTTGAACCAAGCGTGGTTATCTCAGCCATTGGCACGATGTCCGGCAACTTTCTGCCCGATGGGTTTCCGATACGGCGTTTGCGTTCAACAGGTTTCCTGTTGTGTCCTCCACTACCTTTGCCACCCATAATTTTTAAGCCTCGTATCTGATCGAATACTTATTGTGCCACAGATACTAGGCGGCAAGCGTCTTTACTGTGCGAACTTTCTTAATGTGCTTGCACTCAACTTTGCGAAAATGATAATGGGGACACGAACAAGACCAAGCATTGCCACTCCGTTGAACGGTATAAATCCCGTCACCAGAACTAGAAACGATCTCAAAGATTGCATCCGGCTCAACTTCAAGCCTTACAAACTTTTGACGATCAGCAGGCTCAATCCAATCCATACCGAGCGCATCAGCAATCCCACGCTCAGAACCATCATCAACTTGCACCTTGCCATCGAATAAACCAAACTGAGACAACTTCAACCCTTTTGTTTTAGCCATAGAACGCATCTTGATATTTAACTCTTTGCTACCCGTAATGAACCACAAGAACGCACCCCACTGTCTAGGGGTCGCACACCAAATATCAACGCCAAGAGGCTGCCCGTTTAGATCAAGGATGCCGTGCGAAGCCTGATGGCCTAGACGCTCGAAGCAAAGAGACTCCGGCAAAAGAATATCTGCAAGCGATTCTACTTGAACCACAATGTCTAGATCGCCAACCATTTCAGCCCGTCTGCGAAACGAACCACCAACCTCGACCATTAAACCTTGCGCTTTAAAATCTTTAACAAGATTTTCAGCAACCGGCTCGACTTCAATCCAAAGTCTGCGAAACTTTGTCATAATCCCTCCTCTTGAATTATCTCCTCATCTTATATCGGTCACGGTTAGAATCGAGGCTATGCGCTCAGTCAATAAAACTGGTTTTGCTGACGATTTACGAGCGAGGCGGGCGCAGGGCTTCTTATC